ATTTATGAATTTTCCATTTTTGTCCATGTGTCTTATCATAATATTCTTCAACTTCTGAAGATTTAATTAGTAAATTCCATTGCCATGATGTAAATTCATCAAATGGTGACATGAGCTGATGAATAACTGGAGTTCCCATAGCCATGCTTTCCAACACTGGTAAACCAAATCCTTCCGTTCCACTTGGCACAATTACATAATCCATAGTTGCATAAAATGCAAATATATATTCTCTCGGATTATACCCAAATTCGCTAACAAAATGCACATTTTCAGGAACTTCATAATTTTTAAAGTCTTTATGCGAAATTATAAAAAAGTGAACTTTCTTGGCCAAATCTGGAATTCTAGTATTTATCTCTTGGAAAACTTTAAGCATTAACTCCATGTTTTTCCTTTTTGTCAGACCTGAAACAATTCCAAATTTAACCGTGTTTGGAAAATCTTTAGAGATTTTTGCATTTAACTGGGGGGTCAAATGTTCCGCTTTCTCAACAATTTCAAAATTTATACCGTGAAAAACTGGCAAATCGACATTTAGTCCAACTTCTTGCAAATTTTGAGCTGAGAATTTTGAATTTGGAATAAATACTATATCTTTTAATAAGTATTGATTTATAATATTTGTATTAGGTATACCGTCACAAGTTGTATAAAAATATTTTTTGCCTTTAAATTGATAGAAAGCGTAGAGATATGGATTTAGAGAAGGCGGATGGAAAGGTATAAAAACTATTAATTTATCAGATTGCGGAATTAAATTCGGATTTGTTGAAATTGTAACATTTTCACCATTTTTTCTCAAAACTTGTGCTATATCTTCTGAAACATTTTTTATGGAAGAATAATTCATGGTTAAAATTGCAGTTTTGTGGCGAACTGTGTTCAACATTTCCATGGAGAATTTTTATACGTCATGACACTAAAAAACGCTATGGGTCTCGTAATATATGAATGCCCGATTTGCGGAATAATAAACAAAAAAAGAAAAGGAATGGCACATCATCTGAGAAGACACCATCCCGGTGTGAAAATGCGTGATTGCAAGAGAATAAGTGCTAAAAATCATGAATATCTTGAAACAAAAGTTGAAGAGTAACAAAATAAAAAAAATAAAATAGCTTATAAGATATCTTATAGTTTTTTAGCTTACATATCCAGTAGGCGATCCAGTTATTATATTTGTCACTGCGTCTAATACTGTAGGATTTGCATTAAATGCTGAGATATAATATGCCTTAAGTCCGTTAATCATATTAACTAACGCCGGACCGCCACCAAGTCTGTTAAGTGCCCTAGCAACTTTGAGACCGAAGCCTTGATAAATTGCTCGATTAGGACCAGTTATTCCATATTCTGATAATACTGCAGATACTTGCTCATTTACACTAGTAAATTTAGGAACGTTAGTTTGGAAGTTTTGTTGAGCAGCAGGACTAACGTTAGTTAATATTGTAGAGGCTACGGTAGGGTTTGAGAATGACGTGAACTTTGCGTTCCACTTTGCATATCTCTGCGAATAGGATCTTGGAGTTCTCCCCTTTGCCATTTTTGGTCAAGTACTATTATTATCTTCAAATATATAACAACTCACGGCTTATAATACATATAATGTATATTACCTGTCGCAATTGTGAATTAAATATCGGTAATAACTATGAAAATTCATAACTATTAATTAGACTATACGATAACTGAAAATAAAACATTTAATTGTCAGCCACGAATATGAAAATCATGGAAGATATAATCATAATTGAATGTAGAAAGTTTATTGACCAAGCGTTGAATTGGCTGAACGCATTTTATCCAAACAATATTTATTATTATCACGTCATGGATAATGACACGTCATTAACTTTAAAAATAAGACTAGTTATGGCACATAATTTATATATAAAAAGAGCGAATGGAATTATAAGTTACATTAAAAGGACTTTTAGATATTCGCCATATATAAGAGTAAATTATAGATATAACAGACCTTTCTTTGATTTAACAATATTATGCGGTAAACGATATTCAACGATAGCTATTGAAAAATATAATGAAAGTTAAAAAAATATTATCTTTCTTTATAACTTATAACTATTTAACTCCTCTTTTTTGCAAATATTCTCCTAGTGCCTCTTCAATTGCCTCAGTTAAAGTTATATTATTATTTGCACAATATACTTTCAATTTTCTCTTTAACTCTTTGTCAATATGTACCCCAAAAACAATCCTTTCCTTTGTAACCTGCTTTTCCATTTTTCCTCTGTTCAAACATACGGATTATGACAAATTTATATATTTTGATTCATTACAAAAAGCTTATTATTAACTGCAATGCATAAAATAAAATTGAAATGACTCTAGGAACAGAGGCATTAGAGGGATTTTTAGTGCTAATGGGAGTATTAATAGCCAGTTATGTAGTTGGCGAAGTAGTATATCTTTACAATCAAAAGCAAGCAAACCAATCGTTCCAAATTGCAGTAGATCAAATGACAAAATCTACAATTTCAGCAATAGAAAGTATAAAAGACACTACAACTCTTGGAGTTAATGCGTTATTGAATATGGATACACTGTCGGATGTTAATTCATTGGCACAAAAGAAAACACAATCTCAACAACAAACTAAATAATTTGATTTTTTAACATATAAGATAATACTTTTTTTATATCTCTTTTTGTTTTAGGAACTAATTGTATATTTATATCTGTATGTAAAGGCATTTTCTCATGAACTTTAAAGTAATCCAATTTCTTATTTGTGAAATATAATATATGATAATGCAGGCCATGAAAGTTTGTTGTATATTCCTTAACGCTGAAAATATGCGAATTTCTATCATGACCGTAAGCATAATTTTTGAATTTTTGAAAAATTGAAATTGTTGAATTGTAGCGATAATTTGTGGCAATAGTGATAAAATATGTATAAGTATAAAGAAAGTGATAAATGAAAACTTTTTGACAGTCCATGTCATCAATTAAAAACCTGACATTTAAATGTATATGTCACGTTTATAAATTCGTCATGAGCATGAACAATAATGAAAGGACAAAAAAACAAATACATAGAATTAAGGATACCGTCAAAATACAAAACTCTTTTTTATGAGAAAAGGAACTTAATAAAACAGGAAATCGACAAAATATTAAATCAACAAAAAGACTTTAGAGAAATTGAAAGCAGTGAAATTTATGACGAAAGGGTATTTTTCACAATTGATGAACTATATTATAAAAAACTTGACGAATTGTCAAGGAAATATAATATTAAAATTGCGAAGATAATAAGATCTATATTCTTCCAACTAAGTTAAATATTTTTTTATAACGCTTTTTTTGAAGTCATTGAGGCAAACTAGCAAGTTAACAAATATATAAATATGTCATATTGCAAAGTTAAAACCAGTGAAGAGAGATGGCGTCCCTTAAGGAAATATTAGACACGTTAGGAAAACAGGCAAAAGAACAGAATAAAATAATGTCAAGAGTTCTAAAGATAAAAGGTATAAAGCGAATTGTAGTGCAACTAAATGCGATTCCTAACGGAAATTCAGTAAGATATTCGCTAACTATACACAGTCAAAATAATTTTAGAAAACAACTTGGAATAACTGCTAATGATGCAGAAGATTTAAAGTTGATCAGCGAATTTCTAACAAAGTATGCAGATTTGCTTAATGAATATGTAAAATTCACACGAAGAAATAATAACGCTGTTCAAGAAGAAGAAATAGACACAGAAGAAGACGAAGAAAACGAAAAAGAACAAAAGAAGGAGAGAAAAAGAGAAAAGAGGAACGTAGAAGAAGAGTTTTAAAACGTCATAAGTCATCATTTTTTTTATGAGCAGTTCATCCCCGCTTTTGGATAAAGTCAAATCTCACTCTTTTTTTTACAATCCACGTGATAATGAACGCATTTTAAATATTATCATTGGAGAGAAACAAATTGAAGAGAAAAAGAAAATTGAGATTTTAAAAGCTTATAAGCGTGGAATTGACCAACAATATTTTAACGCCAATTTGCCGTTTTTCAATGAAATAAAATTTATCTCGAAAATCACTAACTTTAAAGTTAAAAATGATGAAATAGTAGCAAGATTTCAAAATGGATTTACTGCAAGTTTTGACCCTCATCAAATTGCAGATAATCCAGACGATTTCTATAATTTAATAAGTAGTTATATGTTTGTAAAAATTAAAAAAGGAACAGAAAATTGGTATATTGACGATATTTATTCCATTGAACCACCAAATAATTATGAAATTGCAAAAGAATTACTCGAACTTGCAAATTCTGAAAAACAAACTTGTGATCTTTTATTACAAGCTTTTGGTTATGACCCGCAAAAAATGGAAGCAAATGATATATTTCTAACTCTCCCACGTTTATTCCCATTATTTAAATCCCCAATTACAAAACGTCAAATAAATTATATAGAAATTTCCAATAGGGGAACTGGGAAAACTACGACTTTTATGATTCTTCAAGAAGTCTTTAATTTCAGATATTATACTGAATCTCCAACTTATGCAAATTTAGTTTATGATGCTAGAAATAACATGTATGGAGCAGTATTTCTCTCAAATGGGTTAATATTTGATGAGATTCAAACTTGGAAAAATGGATTTTCTGCAAGAGAACTAAATACTATAAATTCAACTTTAAGCACTGGTATAGAAAATTGTATTTGGACTAGAGGAGCGGGAACAGAATCCAAATCCGCAACTATACAAAAATGTATTCCAATTGTTTACGCTGGAAATCCGCATTCAATGACAATTAATAAACTTAAAACTCCGGATATAGAAGATTATCTAGCAAATTATGAAATATTTACTCCGGCAATTTTAGATAGAATTCATATTATCCAGTTAGCAATTAAGAAAACTTACGATAAAATTATAAATTCACGAGTCCTATATCCGTCAATTTTGCGGGCTTTGGTTGAACTAATACAACAGAAAATAAATAACATTAACAATTATATAACTTGCAATAATTTAGAATCGAGACGACAAGAACAATCAACAGATATTCAAATAATTCTTCAAGCATTAGATATAGATTTAAAAATTGGTGAAAAAACTAACGAAGAAATATGCCAAAGGCTGATAGAATTAATGCGATTTTCCAATTTGGAGGCATGATAATTGTGAATTACGAAGAATTTGTAAAACAAAGCTTCAAAGTAAAATATACAGAAGATACAATATTTCCAAGCGAAATCGGAATTTGTTTTAGAAAAAGCTATTTTACCAGAAAATTCGAATTTGAAAAAGGAATTAATGAAATTAGCTTAGACCTTGGTGAGCAACATCATAAACATATAGAAGAATATTTTACTGAAAAATTAAACTGTAAAAATGAAATTGAAGTTAAAGGAGAAATTGAAGGTGTGAAAATTAGTGGCCGAATTGACTTAATTTGTGGAAATGATCTAATTGAATTAAAAACAATTTCAATCAACTATTTCCAGATAAAAGAATATCACCTTTATCAAATTGCTACATATTACTACTTACTCCAGCAACAGAATTACAAAATCGATAATGTATATATTATATATTTGAACAGAACAAATAGGGAAGTTAAACAATTTCAAATTGGCCAAAAATTGATAGAGGAATATGCAAAAAAAGCGATTGAGTGGATAAAGAAATATAAAGAATACTTGAACGAAAAAGATTATAAAAACGTGCCGGGAGTAAATAATTTCTTATGCAAAAATTGTGAATTTAAAGGAAAGTGCTATGGCTCTTTGTTTTAAAAAAATAAAAGGGTTTTTATTTGTCATAGAGCATAATGGAGCATGACAGAGCATGTCCTCCACATACCACGAGAAAAAACAATTAATTAAAAACAGAATTTTGAGCATGTCAGAACAGGATATATTAGCGTTTTTAAATAAGGCCTTCGTTTTTAAGGAAAAAGTAAAATTGGTATTCTATACAAAAACAGAGAATGCAATCACAGGCACGATAGAAATCGGTAAAAAAATGCTAAAATTTGAAATCTGGTTCTCTGTTCCGTATAATTCTGTAGCTATCACTGTCGCAAAAATAACAAAAGTAATAAAGGAGGAATAAAAAATGATGAACTATCAAAAACTAATAGTATATCTACAAAACGCAATAAAGGAACTAAGAAAAGCTGAAGATTTGTTAGGAGAATTCTTAGAAAAAGTTAGCACAGAAAACGAAGTTTTCGATGAATATAATTTTGAAAGAGAAAAGATAAGAGAAATAGAGGACGCGATAAATAAAATAGAAGATATAATATACGAACTAAAATGAGAAAGAGAAAAGTTAAAAAAATTATTTAACTAGATAAACTTTTTTCTTCTGTCTGCCGGTCTCTGGATTTTTCTCAACCCTTATTATAATAAATCCCTTTTCTTGAAGGCGACGCAATCGCTTCGATAGTATGCCTTCATACTTGGAGGCCCAAGCAAATTTATCTATAACATCTTGTTGCCAGGCCTCCCCGCCTGCCAACTCCAAAAAAGCAAGAACTTTTAATTCTTTGGGCCCCAGTCGGGGCCTGTTTTTTTCTCTACTTTTCTGATTGCTCATACCATACACTATGTAAAAACTTATATTTAAACTTTTGTTTATACGTGACCTTGGCCTGTATTGATTTTTTAGTA